GTAAGGTCGTGAAAGCCGTACTGTGATATGTCAAATTGATCATCAAACCCTCGGCCACTGCTCAAGATATTCGGTAACCCAGCTGCTACATAGCAGCCGATCTCCTCAAGCGTTGCCGCCGCTTCAAAAACTCGGTGCGCCATATCAGGAATTCCGAACTGATTAGCCAATGTGCTCGAAGTATTGAATTTTGTGCCGTAAACCGCGTAAAGCTGATCGTAGGTAGTTTGCGATAAATTGCCGCCGTTATTGGTCGCCACGTATCCGTCGATCTCTACGTGAACCGGGAATGTCAGGATGCAGCCGATCGGCGTGGCACGATAGGACATCTGAACAATCGCACGATAAAACTGATCGGCCAGGCGCTCCCCGTCTGCGACATAAACGTCCTCGCTTAAAGTTCGCTCGATAAATTTTGCGATCGCATAGCCTGCCTGGGCGCCCTGCGCAAAGACGCGATTCATTTCGTTGGATTTCGCAATACCCGAAACGAAACCAGTAAGACGTTTTGCGGCATTTACCCACTCCGCATAAGGAATCAAGTTGGCGGTACTCTGATCTGCGAAAGGAAGGAATTCATTGATGGTTGTCATATCACACCCAATAAAAAAGCCCCGCTGTTCGCGAGGCTGATGAGATAAATGAATGTTTAGTTTTCAAACGGGAAGAAGTGACCGGAATCAAACCCCTGGATCGAGGCCGTTTCATAGTCAAAACCGAAGTAAGGCACGTTGTCGACAATCTGCATGCCGACGCCTGCCGCCACGATGTCGATTAAGCGACGGCTTATGAGCTCCCAAGCGATGGGCGGCGTCTCTGCTTTCGTGAGACTGATCACCACGTGCATATTCTGCTGATCCTGGAAATCAAACAACTTTGCCGGGACACCGAAATATCCGAGAGCGGTATTTAAAAACTCGGGGACAGATTCGTTTTTGCCGTCGAATTTATTCGCGAGGATTTTCGTTTTAATCACTGCGCGATAAGTTTCGTCGTCAAGCGTCACCATGCCGTCCGGGGGATCAAACTGCCCTTTCCAGACGCCTTTATCGAAACCGACACCATCGACATCGTCCAGGGCAAAATAGACGCCGACCAATTTCATAGGCAGGCGCCTGGAGATCCCGACCCGCACGCCGACCGCGTCCAGTTGGACGCCTACAGCAGTGTCAACGTCGAAATGCTTATAAAAAACCGCCAAACGTTTTCTTGCTTCGTTCAGCGGTTCGGTCAGTTCATAAATAAATTGCTGGTATCGCGGCTGGTCAAAATGCGCCCCGGCAATTAGCTCGGTATAACGATTTGCATCGCTCATGTCTGCACCTCCACCGTCACGCTTTCCGGAGCGCATGAAACCGCCTCATTCCACGCAATTGCGAGACTGGCAGCAGTTTGTACCGTGGCCGAGCGGCCGAGTGCGATGGCCTCAACGCTAAAGCGCTCGTCCACTACCCCGGCATCTGTTTTTACAGCACTGGCAAGTACCCGGGCAATGTTTACCGATTCTCCGATGTCCAAAGAATTGATATAGGCGACAATGCGGGCCTTAATTTCGTCCTCGGCACTGGAGAGATAATCGACGGCCGGCGAGATCGTGAGTTTGCAATAAGCCGGCACGACCGTCGGACGCGAGAACTTAATCGTATTAGGGAAGCCATAAGTGTCCAGATAGTTGTACGACGTGGAGCCATAGGTTCCGACACCTTCACCCTTCTTTAAGAAAATCGTTTTTGCAATATCGGCCACTTCCCCGCCGTCGACGATCATCGCGATCGAATGTCCGGGGACGCCCTCAGTTGTCGGGGTATCGCCGTCATTCTTAATGCCACTAACACGTCGCACGCCTGCCGTGGTCAGCAAACTGCCGATAATGCCCTCCCACAGAGACACACTGGGGAGCGCGGTCGATTTCGACTGCTGCACTCGAAGCTCGAGGTCGGTTTGCACCGGCGCCCCGGGCTCGGCCGCGAGAATATTTTCCACAGTTTGCCAGCCGAGCGTCGGGGTTCCGATACGGTTGACAGTCCCGGCAGGTGCCTGAATGCTTCCTTCTTCTGCAGCAATTGCCGTTACAGTGATTTCGCCAGCAGGCGGCACCACAACGTCGGCGGGAAGATTCCACTTGTTCTCCGCCTCATCCAGGGCCACGCCGTTGACGATATGCGTCCCGGCCTGGCCAACGATCCGGAGGTCAACCTGAGAGTGTGATGCGCCCTGGCGCGTGATGCCGTTGACTTTGACCGCAGAATCCAGGGCCACGCCCTTGGCTGTGGTCGGGTTATATGCGTTATAAACCGCGATCGCCTGAGCATTTACATCTGAGATGGCAGCCGCCACAATGCCGACCATCTGGCCGTCCTGCGTGTCCGCGTCAAGGTTGATGTCATCGCCAAAAATGGCCCGCATGCGGCCCTTTAGGTACTCGTAAATTTCTTCATAGGACGGAGCTGAGATACCTGTCTCAGTAACCGAAAAAACCGGATCATCAATCATGTAATTTCTCCGTTAATGCTCGCCGGGCCGTAATTCGTGGTGAGCTTGACTTGTATGGTCATGCGCCGAGTGTTCGGGTCAAGCACCGCCTCAAATTCGTCAATCTGCTGAACGCCCGGGGTTTCCAAAATGCGGCTTTTGATTACGAGGTCAGCCGCGCTTTGCTTGCCTAAAATCTGCTGCAGATAGGGCGTGCCCTCGTCCGTGTCGATAAACCACTGCCCTTGCCAAAGCGCCAGACGTGTCCGGACATTTTGTGCAACTGCCTCGGGCGTGTTGACTAAATAATCGTTTGCATTGTGGCCGAAGCAAATATCGCCGTCGGCCGTTGTTCGCCTTACTCTCATTTATTTAGGCCCTCCCGTGTTACTGGAGCCTGTAGAAACACCGGAATGGACGTGCGACTTGAGACTGATACCTGCGGCAGTAACGTCTGCGTCGGTTTCCACGCCGCCCGACATCTGCGCGGCCGATCCTGCGGTATTGGTCAGCGGGCCTTCGAGCTGGATCGCCGGGGCTTTAATGCTGGCACTGGCTGAGGCCTCTACCGTAAAATTTTTACACTTCACGGAAAAGTCCCCGGGTGTCTCGCATTTCACGTTATGACTGCCGGGATTGAGCTCAATGAAGGCCGCACCGTCGTCACTACGCAACTGCACAGCACTGGTGCTCACGCCGCTGATCTTTTGAGCCTGGGACCACGGGCCGGGAATAACGAAACCATCCGATAGATCGTGCATTCTTGCTTCCGGGGGCGGCTGAATGCCTCCTAGCTGCCACCAGTAATCAATTCCCCGGGAAGCGAAAACGACAAGGCACTCGTCCCCGGCCTTAATCGGAAACGTGAGGGAGCAGCCGCCACCGTGGGGAAACACGACAGGGCAGTCTAAGAGAAGCGGCATATTTACAAGCTGGATAGCGCCATCCTCCTGCGTGATGCGGCCCTTAATCGCCGGCTGAACTTCGCAGGTCAGCGCGCCCGCATCGAACTTCTGGATGATCCCCGGTAGCGCGGTCCATACTTGGGTCAAGCGGCTGTTTGTAGCTTTTTCGGAGAATCGATTCGGGTCAAAAATTGTTGCGGTTGAATCCATAGCGCCCTCAGTTCGATGTGTATGTAAAAACAGATGGAGCAATCGGTCTGCTGGCTGAATTAACGCCCACGACGATCAAATTTGTGTACCAATCCTCCCCGCGCGTGTCGCCCACGTGCTCGCGGGAAATCACCTGATACACGCCATCGGCCGATAAAAATGCGTCCGTTACCGCCTGATTTTTCGTAACTGCGTCCTCCGACACTGTTGTGTCGTAGTTGTTTCGCTGTACTGAGGCGTTATCGATTTGAATCTTGGCGCCGATCTCCAGGTTCGGATTAAGTAGCGCCTGGACGTCCAGGCCATCCTCGTCAAGCGTGGGGCGGCCGATCAAACCGGTATCAGCGTTAAGGACGATCACCTTCTCGTTCGGATCGTATGTCGGCGTTTTAGGAATGGCGACAAGGCCGTCAACGCCATAGCCCCAATCAAAATTATTTGTATCGGCGATACCGTTCATGGCGTCGGTAGCCATCCGAAACATGACTTTTCCGCGCGGAAGCCTAGAATCCATGAATTGAATTTTTGGGAGCTGCTTACTGTCAACGCCCTTTTCTTTCATGGACGCGACGACCTTGTCAAAGATCTCGCGCTGAGAGGCACCCTTGGCAACCGAGACATTAACCACGGCATATTGCCTCGCCCTGTCGCCGGTAGCGGCTACCAGGCGCATGAAGGTTTCAGTTTCGCTCTCGCGGCCGACGGATTTCCACCATAGATCGCCTTGGAAAATAATGCCGTGATGGTTCTGATAGCCCGCCTCAATAATGACGCGCATGCCTTGATTTTCGATGACGTTTGTACCGATACCAAGGCGGTTTACTGTTTCCTGGGAGACGTTGTAAACCGTGATTTCGGCCGTGCAGGGCTTACCGATTACAGCCTGAGAAATTCGAAATTTGCATCGAAATTCACTCAGGTCAACCGCCTGCTGATTGTCTTTATCGACTGCCACAACGAGGCGAAAATATCTCAGCCACTGGCGATTATTGTCTGTTTCGCTCATTCGTCACTCCAAAAAAGGCTCAGCGTTTGGCCCATATCTGAGTACGTCGGCTCATAGTTTTTGACTTGCTTCGGCAACTCGCACCAGAGCGCCCCGCCCATGCGCTTGTAGCCAAACTGTGCTAATAGGTCGACACCTGTCACCAGCGGGAGGCCGTGAAGCGCGTCAGAGCCGTCCGTTCGGACCATATCTAAAAACCAGCCGCCGCAATCCGCATCCCGATAAATCAGCGTCATGCGGTAGTTATATTCGCCGAGCCGGATGGAAAAGCTCTGGGCGCCAGTACTAAGGGGAATTTGATAAATACTCATGGCCGATTCCCCGCTGTAGTTAATACTGGTTGCGAGGTGCCACGCTGATTAACAGAGGCCGTCTGCTGAGGATTCTTTTGCTGAGCTTCCTGCAACGTGACTTCTTTTGTCCGGGCGAATCGGATTTCCTCAAAAGTGATGTCCACTACTAGGGAGCTTTCCGTGTCGACGGTCGACGTTGTTTTCAACTTCGTGATGATGACTGCCGGATATTGCTTCTTGCCGGTAGAGAGCGAAAACGGCTCCCGTTTGGCCTGTAACTCAAGCAACTTCTCATAGACGTCTTTCGTCGTGGTCAGGCCCTTAAAAATCGAAAAATCCAGAATCGAATTTAGAAGCCTTGAGGAATCGGACCAGCCGAACTGGCAATTAATCACCGTCGGCATCTGATACGCATGATCCGAAACATTCGCGCCAGTATCGACCGGATGGCGCGTAACCACGACCTCGTTTTCGTGCTCCTCGCTGATCACCACATCCGGAATAATTCCAGCAAATTCTCGTTTTCGGCCTAGAAGCAGAGCCTCAAGACCATAAGGTAAAGAGGGCATATTTCCTCCTTAGCTAAGATTGCGCTGGCCGTATCGGTTCTGTGCCAGCAGGGTCTCATGCGCCACGGCCTGGCCGACAGCGCGCGGATTATCTGCCCCGTTGATCGTGATGTTTTGGTTCACGACGACATTACCCCGAGACGGGATTTTGTCCCTCTCATTGACGACCTTAGATCTCCACTGCGACTGCGCTGCGGCGAGCACCTCTTTATCAAAAGAGGCGCCTTCGAAATACTGAGAGGCGCCCCGGAAATTCTCATGCTCCGTGATCGACTGCATGAGCGCCTTAAGCACACGGGGATCACTCAGGTCGAGGCGTGTCAGCGCGCCGACATCCGAGCCCAGGCGTTTGCTCATATTGGCGGTCACCGACTGGATATAAGCGCCTGTATTGTTCTCGCTGGACGGCGCGTATTTAGAGATAATCGACGCGACGTTATCCAGCCCGGCATTAGCGTAGGCCTTGAGCTGCTTGCCCAGCGCGCCCCAGCCTTCTTCCGGCGTGCGGTAAATCGTAAAAGCACCGTCATTCGCCTGATTTCGCGATACCGGACGCATATTGCCCGGATTGTTGTTTCGTAGCCCTCGCGTCATTTTCCCCGACGCCGGAGGTGCTTCTGTCTGCGCGGGTTTCGCCGGCGCCTTCGAGCCTGCAGCTCGATACCTGGCCAGCTCCTCCTCGAATCCTTTTTTATCGAAATCGTCCACGATGCTCACGCCCTCCTCGGCCTCATCGTCGAGCACTGTTTTTTGTTTGGTGTACTTTTTACGCAGGAACGCCTGCACCTGCTCATCATCCATGAGGTGGCGCTTGTAGCGCTCGGCGTCCTGAAATTCGTCCGCCTTGAAAAAGAAGTTTTTGAGATAGTCGCCGAAGCCGTGGGACTGATCCCAGATATTTTTTTCTGTCTGGATCCATGCGGGCAATTCTTGCGAGAGTGTTTTATTAAACTTTTCGGCAACCTTATCCAAACCGAGGCTATCGGTCAGCGTACCAAAAGCGGCCTGGCTCCCCATGGAGATAATCTCCCAGGTGCGTGAAAATTCGTTTGAGAGGCGATGCACGGAATCCGCCGACTTATCGACCATGTCAGCCAGCTCGCCCTGCTGTTTATTTGTTTTTTGGAGCTCGGAGGCAAAATCCTTTTTCATAACGTCGGCATAAATACCGTCCAGCCCCATCATGGCCGCTTCATTTCGCCCGGCCGCATCCCCGAGTGTTTCCCAGCGTTTTCTGAGGTCCAAAAGAATATCGCTATATTCCCTTAGCTGGCCGTTTTTGTCCCGAATGTCAATGCCCGTCAGGTTCTTGATGTACTGATCCATCCCCGGCGTAAACGTCAGTTTATTGGCAAACGCCTGGATGCTTGAGGCAGCCTGATCATAATTTCCTCCGACCTTGGCCACGGCTGAAGCGACATTATTCAAACCTCGGACAGATCCGCCCACCTGGTTCGTAAGGTTATAAAAGCGGTTGACTTCCTGGGTGCTTTTAGCGAATGCCGCTGTGAACGCAGTGCCTAAGGCAGCGCCTCGCATAGCGATTTCCTTCATGCGCTTTCCGGCGTAGTCGATAGAGGCTTGAAACTTGGCTTGCTCGTCTTTATCGACTACAAAGCCTAAGCGGACGAGGAAACCGGCGAGAACGCTACTCATGGCTGCGCTCCTTCTCTAAAACAAATTCGTTGTATTTTTGGTTGTCGATATAAACGTTCATTAACAAGATGTCCTCGAGTGTCAGATCGCCGCCCTTCAGGTCGAGATAGCTGATCATCCCGTGGTAAACGGGACGCATCAGGAAATCAAGGCCGTCGGGGAGACTTCTGAACGGGCTCGGTTCCTGCTGACTGTTTTCGACGCTATGAGCGAACGTTAAAGATTCAAAGCGTCGATAAAAGGGCGAAGCTCACGCTGTACGACAGCGCTCACTAATATGCTTGTGGTTGTGAAATCGATGTCATCGAACGCCAGCGTGCCGCCTGAATACACTCGGGTCCAGGTTTTTCCGTCCTCAGAACGACGCTCGACCACGCTCAGCGCAGTGCGCACGCAAAAATCAAAATCCGCGTCCGGCATGGCCGCAATGCGATCCAGGAGCGGCTGACAGACCGCGAGCAACGTACCGAACTCGGTCAGTTTGTCGCTCAATGTCGCTTTGGATTCCGGCATGGATTTTCCGTAAGCGGTCCACATTTCATAGAGGACATTGTTGAATGCCGTGGGCATCAGCGGCCCGAGCCGCTTTTGGAGCTTCATAGCTTCAAAAAGGTCGAGCCGCCCGACAATGTACTCATGCCCCTGCAATGTAAATTTTTGAGGTACGAGTTTGTCCATTAGTAAGTCCCGCTAAGAGTATCAATTTTGCCGCAGTCAAAGCCCCATTCAAGGACGGGCTGGCCGTCCTCGGCGAAGGTCTGACTTGGCAGGCCTTGGAATGCGACGCTTCTGGCCACGATCGTGTCCGTATTGCCTTTGTTTAGGACGGTGATGACATTGTTGCCCCAGGCGCTCGAACTCAAACTTTGGGCGTTAAACATAGCCTTGAGCTTTGCGTTCACGGGGGATGTATAAAGAAGCCGAATCGTAAGTTTTCCACTTTTGTCTGCCCTCAAAGAATGCATAACCTCGCCATCTGCGCCCGGCGTCATATTGTTCCGGGGCTGATTGAACTCGACGGAAATACCTTCTTTGGAGGCCGCGGAACCATAACCGAGATCGATCACGCCGGTCGGCCCTGCGAATGTCGCAGTGACATCCATAAAGGAATAAGTTGCCATCCTGTTTCTCCTTATCGATTGATCGTGAGCGTGGCGTCAATAAAGTGAACTGCGCCGCGCAATTTGATAGCCACCTTGATCGGCGGTGCTTTGCGGGCTTCGCGGTCGCTCTGCGCCTGTTCTTCCAACGGCTGAATGTAGACGTAATATCCTGAGGTGAGCGTATCGCCCTTCTGGAGAGAACCAAAAGAATCGCCGTTCCAGACGCCCGGAGCGATAAGGCCGTTTCGGACGCCCGCGTCAAGCGACTTGTTGATCGTCGCCAAAATTGCGGTCATGCCCGCTTCGTCCTGGCCGATCTTTGTCGTAGTCGTATAGAGCAGATTCCAGAGATCGGTTTCCACTCGGTTCTGCTGCCAGTCAAGGCCATGGGTCTCGTCAATGAACCAGCCTCCGGACGTGACGCCTTCTTTATAAATCGAAGTGTCGTTCTGGAATGCCGCGAATACGTTGACGTTTTTGTTTCTCAGGGCCATCGACTGGGACGTTCTCAAGTTCTCGGCAACAACACCCGGGAGCTGTTTAAATTTCAGAGTGATCGTGGTATTCGATCCCTCGAAATTGATCGTGCTCATGCGTCCGAGGACCGAGACACCGGCAGTGTCGCTGGTGCTGGAGAACGTACAGATCGTGCGGTTATAGCCCAGCGCCTTGAGCTTAGAGCCCAGCGAGGTGCTATTTGTAGAATCCATTTCGCCCGTATTCTGCGACGTCCAGGACACGATACGAGAGGGTCGCGCGGCATTGATGAGCGCAGAGACTTCCAAAGCATCCGCGTCCGTCCAGTCGGTTCCGCACACATAAAGACCGTACCAGTTGGTGTAATCCAGGCAGGCCGTTACCGCGTCGACCAGGTCCTCAGCTTCCGTGCCATTGACTTTAGTCGTTCCGGCATCCAGGCCCATGATCTTAGACAACTCGGTAGAAGAAACGTTTGCGACGGAAGAATTCGCGCCCGTGGTGGCGGATTTGATAATGAATCTCGTACCGTCGAATACGCAGGTGCCCTTTGAGGCCAGCGCGGTTGTAATCTGAGTTGCTACGCCGTTCAAATTGCTCTGGGAGCTCAGATCGACGCTGGAAACCGAGACAGAAGAACCGTCGATTTCGACCGTGAAAGATCCGGATGTGATTTTCTCGAAGTCAGCGATCTGCTGCTGAGAGATTGCAAGCATACGGCCGCGCAGGAGCCCGGCAGTTGCAGTTTTAGCCCAGCGGCCGACAACCAGCTGAGAGGGCTGGGGAGACTGGCCGAAGAAAGTGACCGCGGCCTGATACTCAGGCGCATCGGTTCCGAAATCAGCGGCGATTCCCTCCACGCCCGAATAGGTGCGCAGGCGCTCGTCCGTGTCAATGACATCGCTGGTGCCGAGCACTAACATGGCCCCGAAGTTGCGAAGTGCGGCCGCGACCGGAGACATTTCGATCGTGACGTTTACAACCTCGGAGACCGGTAATGTAGGAGCAACGCTCATAATTTACCTCGTTCTGTATAAAAGTCGACATCGGCACCGACAATGGTGCGAACGCCGTAAGTTCTGGAAACCTTCCGGGCAACGTGGAAGGTCATGTCATATCGGTCGACCCACGTCTCGCAAACAAGATCGGGAAGGCGCATGGCCTGCGAATCAATCGCTTTTAACGTGAGCCCTGACTGTCGCAGCAGTGAGCGGTTCTGACCGATCTGCGCCGCGTCTCTGAATCTCTGCGCGAGGAATAGAGCTCGGGGACCGTAAAAGCTCAGCACAAACTCATAATCCTCATGCACCACGGAAGTCTGATCCCCGGAAAGCGGAAGCGATGGATCGCCCTTGCGCCCGTCGAGATAGACAGGCGTGGTGTCCAGGCTTTTGAGGGCCAGCGCGCACCAGTCGGCTTTTAGCGCCGGCTGAGTACCAGGCTTAGGACGCCAGGAGGCACGGACTAGATCGAGCCGCAAGCCAATAAGTTCAGAGATCCACTGGCGCAGCGGGTCCATCAGCCCTGTCTCATTGTCCGAACTCGTCGGGCGTAATGCTCCGGCCGTCCGGCTATCAGTAACTGCCATCACTCACCTCCGCAGGCCAACAAGTCAGCCGCAAAAAGCCCTTTCCAAACTGCGAGTAATCCGCGCAGTCTTTGACGACAAAGCGCTTGCCGCGCCATTCGACCTCATCGTTTCCGGAGCCGCCGAAGCCCGCGGGCATATCGGCAATCATGAAACGCACTAGGATCGTGCCCTCGCGCCGGAGCGCCTCCGGCAATCTCGAGATGGTCTTTGTGTCGGCCGTGATGACGGCCATAACTTCCGTACTTTCACCTTCGGCCCACGTAGGATTACCGAACTCGTCCAGGCCCTCGACAAAATGAATCAGCTTGCAGGGCGAAGTAAACAAAGGAGATCGGATTACACGTTCAACGTCTAAAGTCGCCATCATTCCTCCACCACAACGCCGTCAATGGCATCGCGTAACTGTCCCGTGTTAATCAATGGCCGGATGCCCACGCCTTCCATCTCGTTCTCGCGGGTGCCCTGGGTAAGGCGCGAGCGGTTACGGTTTGCGATTGTTCTGGGCTTGAGCGGCTCGAAGTCGGCCGTTTGCATGTAGCTTTTGACCGCCGAGGCCGAGCGAATCGCCAGGCGCTCGAGTGTCTGGCCACACTTTTTCTCGTCCCCCTTGAGCGCGCAGCCCATGGCGCCCTTAAGACCGTCGACGATCATTTCCCGATTCGCCTCCAGGCCCGGAACTAAGAACGGTCGCGGCGGAATATTGTTCACAGGTGAACCGTTCTCATGCACAAAGCCGAGGAGATGGTTGCTCGGGCCGCCATCGTTTCGCGTATCGTCCTTAGAGCCTGCCGCGATGCCGACATAAACGGCAGTTTTCGCCAGGCGCTTCAGTGCCTGGTTCAACTCGCCGTCATGCCGCACAATGGAAACAGAGATCGTCTTTTTCATATCTGCCTGGCCCCTGCTCCGAACAACTGAATCAGCTGCCACAGCTCGCGGCCGTAGGCGGTGAGATTCCATGAGCCGGCGCCCTCCTCGGACGAGGATGAGGTGTCGTAACTCACAGATGCACCGTCTACAGACATCGAAGTGACCTGGGCCAGTGCGGAGTTGTCTCCGCCGTTGCCGCCGTCAGCGGCAGACCCTTGGAGCTTCAGATAGTGGGCTGTATACAGCCCCATGACGTGCGCCCGGATCTCGGGATCTGGCCAGCTTTCCTCTGAGAAAAATTTAGCGGCTAAAGCTAATCGAGCTTTAACCGCTATGTCCGGATAACTGTCCGAATCGATTTCCGGGAAAAGTTTGCGAAATTCCTCAAGCGTCAGAGGCTGGTTTAACATTTTCAGCCTCCTTCACAGTTGTGGTCTTTTTCGCATTTTTCTTTGGCGCCGGTTTTTCCTCCACTACCGGCTCAGCCTTTTCCTCGGCAGGTTCCTCGACCTTTTCCGCCGCCGGCTTTTCTTTTGCCGGCGGCGTGATGTCGATAAACGTGGCAAGGTGTGCTTGCAGGTACGGCTGAGCCGCGACTGCGTCCTCGACCTCATAGGATTGTGACGGCTTAAATTCGAACTGCTGAGATCCCATATTCAGCACCAGCGGACAACGAACTGAAATTCGTTTCATAAAGCCTCCTTAACCTGCTGCCAGGTCGGCGTAGTAAACCATTTCCGGACGCACGAACTCGACACCACCGAGAGCTGAAAAGTACGGAACTGCCTGCTCGAAGTTACGATACTGGACCGGGAGAGAAGCGATCGGAACCAGCGGGAAGCGGACCACGTCCTCTGCTTTTGTGTACGCCACAATTCGCGGCGTAGAGAACAATGTCGTATCAGCCAGCCAACGCACAGGGCGAATGGTCAGCGTACCGCCATTGGCTACAGAGAGGTTGTTAGCCTCAACGTAGCGCAGCAGGTTCATTTCGGTATTAGTCAGCTGTGTGCTCACCAGTTTGCCGAAAATAGCCGGAGGAACCAAAAGGTTCTTCGGAATGCGGTTGTACTGCGTTGCCTTCCAGTCTTTTTCCAGGATGTTATTGAAGTAGCCGATAACGGTCTTTACATCCGTGGAATCGGTCCAGGTGCCGACATTTTCATGCGTTACCTGGTCAGAGTTGAGCAGGCCCTTAACACCTACCTCGTCGTCACCGACGTAGACCTGAGTATCAATGTCGAGCTGATGCTTCATGCGCATAGCAGAGTGTTTCTGCGCATCGATCGGGCGACCTGCCTGCATGGCCTTCTGCAGCTCGAAAATCGTGTAAGCGACTTCCATGCCCCAGAGTGTCAGCGGCGTGGCTACCTTCTTAAGAGAAACAGAAACGCGGGCGGGCGTGGAATCCGGGCCCTTAATGAAGGACTTTTTACCCGTGCCTGTGCCGCCGAATCCGCCCATGTATTCGGACTGAATGAAAGAAGAAACCTCATCGGCGATCGTCACATCGTTGCGCAGGTCGATATCGCGGCCATACGTAAAATCTGCGATCGGTTCATAGATTCTGGAATCGAGACGCTCGAGCTCACCGACCAGGAATGCGCCGGTAGCGGAAATTGTTTCAGCGTCAGCAAAACGTCTTACCATTTTTTGCTCCTATTAGATGTTGAATGCGATTTCGGCCAGGCCCGCGTCATCCTTCGCGCCCATAAACACGCAGTTAGGAATAGCCGTGGCGTCTCCCGCCTTAGTGGCTGTAACGCCTTTGTTTGCGGCGTCCAAGTAGACAGCTCCTCCCGGCGCCGGAGTACCTGCCGCACGCACGGCAACGTAGCCGCGACGCAAGATGCAGACAAAGGCGTCTTTCGGCCAGGCCTTTCCATCAGGGCCCACCTGGCGATAGTCGCGAACTGCGATGCCGTAAACCTTGGAGGCATCAGTGGCCGGAGTGGCCTTGCCGGTTGCGGTCAGAGAAACCAGAACACCGTCATCGGCGACCGGAGTTGTTGTGTCGTTCTGTTTGACTTCTGTTGTGTAGTCAAACATGCCGCGAGTGATATCGCCGGCAGAACCGCGAGGCATAGATGTGCCAATGAACTGAGACATTATTTAGCTCCCCAAAAATCATTAAGTTTTTTCTGGACGTATGCGATCGAGTTGACTGAATCCTCAGCGCTGTCGCCGTAGCGTGTACCGCTGGCCCTCGGATTCTTTCCGGACTTGGACATAGCGACTGCCGCCTTGAAGGCGATATCCAGCGCCTTGCCGTCGAGCTCGGAGGAATCACCGAACTGCTTGACGCCGGCGCCTTTCAGCGCCGTGCGCATAACGCGCTCGATCTGATTACGTGTGAATTTGCCGCCCTTGGCGTCGCCCACAGGCTTTTTCATTCCCGGGCAAAGGGCCTCAGCGTCGCCGATGATGGCCTGAGCGTCCGGATCATCGATCAACTCATCGTCATCATCCGGCACAGGCGGCGTATCTGCGTCGCCCACGGGCTTCTGAGCCAGGTCCTTAGCAAGTGCTGCCACGGTGGCCTCGAGTTTGGCCAGGCGCTCCTCAAGTGTCGGTGTCGGAGCAGGAGCGGGCGCCGCGTCAGGTGCGTCGTCGTCCTGAACCTGGAGCTTGTCCACTTCCTCGTTAAATGCGTCCTCGTTTCCGTCGCGGAACAATTTCCGCAGGCGGGTCTTTAAGCTACTAGTTGTCATGCTTCCGTCTCCAATTTTGCAGCCCGAGCATCGGGCTGATACCACTAGAGCAACGTGGTTGCCCACGATGCCAATTTGCTCAATCCCCTGGGGCGTTTCCTGCGTATCCGCGTCATACCCGCATGAGACTTCCTTCAAATCCCCGCTCTCGACTGCCTCGATCGCCTTTCGATCCGTCAAAAGCAAATCGGCGAGAAGAAAGTCCGATTTGTCACCTTCTCCCCGCCGAACGTTCTGGGTCGTACCGACTGCAATCTCCCGCCAGTTGTCCGGATCTGCGAATCTCGCGTGACCGATGACTACCGGCTTGGCCTCAAACGAGGCAATCGTTTCGGGATTAAAAATTTGTTCTTCCGGCCGCCATACCTGCACTGCGTGGCCGATATTTGGCAAGCCGACCTCAGCCGCTGAATATTCAAACGATCCGACGCGGCTAATCGGAACGTCCCTGCATAACAAATAGCCCTCTGGAGTTTTTTCCTTCAGAGGGCTGATTTTTTCCGTGGTCAAGAAGCGACCGTCTCGAAATTTCCTTCTCATTTGTCCTTCTCAAAAAAGAGTGGAGAGGGCCAACAGCGGCAGTTAAAGACGCATCCGGGGTGACTCCGAATAGGCGTGCCGCCTGCGCCGACATCGCAGATCGGAGGATCGCTCCAGGCATGAACGGTCTTATCCAGTTCGCGATGCCTTGGGCGTACTGCGTTATCGCCTACCGTGTGCCACACGTAATGGGTCGAGCCCACGGCTTGGGCCCTGGCCTGCGTGAAGTTGGATCGCGCGCGGGCGGTCTCGGTTCTAGCAATGCAAATCGCTCGGGATTCCGTAACGCCGCCTAGCTCGTTTTTGATGCGCTGGGCGATATCGGCATAGCGCTGGCCGTCCGATAGCCCGCTAGCGACCCATTCCTGAGCCTTCTTGGCGGCCTCCATGGGCAAAGAGCGGATCAGTGCAACCTGCTCCTCGCGCAGGCGATTGAAAATCGGCCCGGCGGCTGCGTCCTTCAATTTGCGGCGAGTTTCCCGACTGATCTTTTGGCCAATCCTGAGCCACGTGTCGTAGTCAGCTGATGCCGCGCGGCGCAGCATGATATCGGCCACGGAGCGGGCCCATTCGTCGAGCCGCACCGAATAATCAAATAGGCTTAGCTGGAGCTGGCTCGGGTCGCTTCCCTCCCATTCCAGCGCTATCTGTGCGATCTGTTTGGCCACTGCCTTGAGCCGCTTGCGATACCAGCGGTCCAAAGCCGCCGTTTTGGCCTGCTCCCGGAACTTGTTCTGCTGCTGCATTTAATCCTCCTGGCGGCATAAGCTCGTTTTCCTGTTTCTCTGCCTCGTCGATGTCCTCCTCGGTAATAGAGGAGAAAAGGCCAATGGTCGGGCTGAGCTTTTTGAGCTCCTTCATTGCGTTCGGCAGTGAGATTGATTCGCTCTGTAACGCCTGCACAATCGCGCCGACCATGGCCGTAGCAAAGGCACCTTTCTGCTCGTTGGTCATCTGCCACAACGGGCGGAAATCGAAATTGAAATCTTTGTCCGGAGCCTGTCCGGTCACGCTCATGTAAATGACGTTCAAAATTTTCTTTAGGCCCGGGCGCAGCATCTTTTCCTGCTGCTGTTTCGTATTGTCGTAGTAGAGCCGAATGTCGCTCTCACCTGTCGAATTGAAGCCAACCGGAGACTGACCGAACAAGCGTACTAGCGGAATGCCCGTGGCGCCGGAGATCTGCTGAGCAAATTGCAGGAGAACTTCCGGCAGGCCCGTGAAGGTATAGGTCATCGTCTGGAAATCGTCCTCAATGTCGCCGAGCGTCATGCCCTCAATGGACTGGAATAGCCGGGTATGCTCCATCTGCGTCATGAATCCCTTTTTGGCAACGTCGTTTGTCAGAATGGAGCGCAGGCCTTTGACCTTGTAATAGCGCAGGTAGCACTTATTGACGAGCTGAGCCGCGCCTTCTGTCGCCATGTCAAACATCTCGATCCGGTTGAATAGCGGCTCCAGTACGCTCGCGCCCCATCCTCGGTACGCCTGTCGCAAGTAGTACGGAAGCCGGCGCCCTTCAAACCGTATACAGCGCGAATAATGAATTTTTCCTCCGGGAATATCGATATCGCTCTGCTCGGCAAAGACCTGGTAATAAAGCGGCTTACCGAAATTCGGGCCCAGCTCCTGGACGACTTCCGTTGACGGATTGACCTGCCAGCAGTCGAGAACGAGCAGGCCCTTGAAGGCGCCCTGTTTGATCGGCCCGAGAGGTGTGCCCATGTCGTCGCCGTCAATGAGCAGAACGGCCAGCGAACCGCCATAGAGCCGCGCCCATTTCAAAGCGTCGCACAGGCTATCCCAAACTCGGAATTCGTCGAGTGCAATATCGATCGCAGAAGCGACCCCCGGATCGTCACACTGGAGCTCAACGCCCTCGCGCGTCATGTCATCGGCCACCACGTCAACCGCGAGCCCACACATCCATGAGCCCTGATAAGCCCATTCCAGCTCATTGCGCTGGAAAGACTTGAACTCAGGAATGTAGCGATTCGCGTTGATCGTTGTACTTGTCCCCAGGCCCATGCGCAAGAGCGGGTTCTGAAACCCGTCGGCAAACTGCTTGCTGCCGCCGCGCTTTGTCCGGGAAAGTTTCTTGTTTACCTTCATGCTTAACCTCTGCCCAGGCGAATGAACTCATCGAGCCCCGCCTGTGTGATATAGCCGTCGAGACTGTACCGAATGGCGTCGATGCCGTGATTGTATTTGTCGACGATGATCGGGAGGACCTCGTTCGTTTTCGGGTCGACCTTGTAGCTATAGAGCTTGAATTCCTCTGCCGTATGCCGACAGCGCGGGTGGATGACGATCTTGTCAAACGATTTCAGATATGCGATGCCGTCCTCAATCGAGCCCTGCCACTTCTCTGCGGCCGAGATATTGAATCCTTTACGCTTAGCCAAATAGCTGATTGTTTCCGGACGCGAGCAATCGGCCTTAATCGGCCAGCTCCTGGAGAGCGGGACCGAATCGTACAGCGCCGGGAGCTCGTCTAACTCCACGCCGTGGCCGAAGGCCTCGTATTCGACATACAGCCGATTGTCGTACATGAACGATCGCACCAGCGTGCTCGGGTCGTTCGCAAAGCCAAAGTCAGCACCGAAAAATAGCCTGTCGGCCTTCTGCCAAAGATCGTCCGGAAAACTCTCGACCGTGAACCTGCCACGGAAAATCTGCGCGTCGCTGATTGTCCGGGGAAATCCTTCCCACACATGCAAATAGTTCTCGTAGTCGTTTTTGCGATCCCATTCCATCTGCCGGCGCAACGCTTCCGGAAAATGCGGGTTCTCGTCAAAATTAACTTTCCGGACATAGGCGCCGGGTGGCGGCGCATCGGTCAGGAATAATTTGGTTGTCGGATCGTCGGCCAGGAGCGGATTAAACGAGACCCATATTTCGGAGCCCGCTTTTCGGATGGTCGGTATCAGTGTCTCCCATGAGACCTGCGAGACCGACTGAGCTTCTTCGACCCAGCAGATATCCACACCTTCAATCGACTTTACAGACTGCGCCTGTCTCTGCTGCAGGCCCTTAAAGAAAAAACGAGAGCCGTTTATGTGTCGGATCTCGGTCTCCAGGAACTCGAAGCGATGGCTCAGTCCTAGGCGCTCTGCCGTGTCTTTAAGCAGCTGATAGGACGAATCGGCAATCGAATTTTGAAACTCACGGGAGCACAGTACACGCAGCCGGGAAAGATTCGACATGACTACCAAGGCCTCAGCGATTGCCCATGACTTTCCCGAACCGCGGCCGCCATAGAAAACTTTAAATCTGTGCGGGCTCCACAGCTCGGAAAAAGGATCGTTCATTTTTTACCTTTAGCCACTTCTCTAATTTTCTCGTAGACGCTTGCCAGGCCCTCGCCTCCGGCGCCGTTCGTATCCAGCTGGATCTTTGCGCCCTTTCGTCTTGCGACAACTTTCAGCCGGACTTCTGCCCGGAGCCTGCGATGTGCCACGGCGTCGCCTTTCTTGACTGTGCTCGACGCTCCATGTTTCTCGCTGAACGAATCAATCGTCTCAGATGCTTCTTCCATCGTGTCGGAGATATCGACAGCCTCATCCTCCAGGACCTGATCGCCGAAATCGCGCGCGCGCGCGAAGTCTCTCGCAAAGTCCTCGTTCGCGACCGTCCATCTATAAACGGACGCGGGGGATATTCCCATGTCTCGGCATATAGACGTAAGCGTGTGTCCGCATGCTAGGCGCTGGAGAATCTCCTTAGCGCGACTCGGTGTGTACTTAGTTTGGTTGCCCCGTTTTCGCTTCGGAGCTTCGCAATTGTCCATGCTGATCCTCCTAAACGGTTGCGCTTTAGGCAATAAAAAACCGCCACGCGGGCGGTTATGGTGTGTTGTTAGCTATTAGTTTACGATGATGCCTTTCTTCCGCATCTCGTCGCAGTAGTCCAGATATTCTTTCAATTCTTTGTGCGCACGAGCCGGGGCTTCCTTCTTGAGCTTAAGGCCCTCATCGCAGGGTCCGTCATTATCGAACCAATCTTCGGGGAAGGAGGCAGGGACCCTTTCATAGCACTCTTCGGTCTCAGGTGTAAGTTTCTCGGCCATTTATTCCTCTCAAATACCAAGGTCTGAAAAATCATTTTTCAGGAACCGTTCTAGTATTTTACCAACCTCTGCGGCCACTGGTCTAGGCGAGCGGCTGCAAAGATACTCAGAAACAGCTTCGGCAAAAAACTCCGCAGAATCCATAGCCGCATATTCGGACAGCTCGGCCTTGATAACTGAGCGATCATCCACGAGGGAAAGATTAGAGAGCACCTTATCCTTAACGCGCCCCGAAATAAAATATCTTTTCTTTCTCTTTTCCGTCGTATCAACGCCTGCGGCTTTCATTAGCTTTTCTAGGCGCCCTTCAATCGCATGCCCCAGCTCGTGCGAGGCTACTGCATAAGCCGCGCCTTTGGACATAACGCCCTGAGGATGGAATTGCGTAGAGATACAGTTACTAAACGAAGCGGCGAAGGACGCCTCATTTCCTCTCCCGTAATACTTAGTATTGAAATCGATCGCGCCCCTACTCATCGAGCACCGACCATACGTGGAGCTTCCGAGCCTAGAACAATTAGCCCTTCCGATATTACCCGCAAGAAAAGGAAACTTTGAGCAGATGTCAGAATAAGCCTGCCCTATAGAGCGCGCGGTATCCGGCCCCATAAGATTAAGTCCCTGGGTCGGCGCATTCATTAGGCCGCTGGAATCCAATGCCGCCACAACGTCCGCGGATGTAGACGCAGATGCCAGGTCAGAATTTAGCTTTTGGATTTGCGGCTTAACGTTTTTCGCGAGCTCTTTTGAAAATTGCGCCTGAAAAGCGTTCATAGCCCGCTTTTGCTCACGCTTTAATCTTTCGGCCTCAAATTTCTTTTTCTGCTGCAGTTGACGTTTTTGGCGATTCGCGGGCCTTCTAGACGGCAGAGCAGCCAAAGCGTCAACCTTATCGCCGAGCTTCGAGGATGCTTTATCTAAGGCTTTATAAAAATCCGAATTTCTAAAGTCTGC